ATTGTTTCGGTAGTTGGTCATGATATCGATGCGGCGTTTGAACTCGCCTGGGTTTTCCATCCGTTTTTCCATGTCGGTTTTCAGCCCCGTCAGCGTAAAAGCCTTGACAATTTTGGGTATTTCATCGCGGATAGTTTCCCACGCCTTGACATAAGGCTCCATTAGCTGGAATCAGCGATAAGCCCCCAAAGTTATAGGCAGGTTTCAGTATCTGTGATACCGGACGCGTCACTAGGTCAATAAATCGGGAGGCATGGATGGTCTGCCCCATCACAAACCACGATGAAGGCTGATAAAAATCCGGCTCCCACGGTCTGAGCGTGTTATACATCGCCGGATACGTCCAAATAGGCTCAATAATACGAAAACCGCGAAATTTATCGCCCACTTTTGCTCTGTCTTTAAAGAGCGGATTGCGCATTTCATTCTCATCGGCGCCCATGTCAATATAGATATGCGCTATGCCGAACAGACAATCATGCAAAACGGCCTGATGGATCATATCCTGAAGGCGATATTTCACGATTACCCCTTCCACCTCATTAACGAGGTCCTCATCATCGGATGAGGATTTTACGGTTAACCAATTGCGCGTAACCTCGTCAGCAAAAATCGCGGCAACATTGGCGTACTCGGATTGCTGCGCTTTCATGGCCAACATCGGGTATCCCTGAAACCCACCATACAAACAATCACTCCCGAATGCATTCAGGGTTTCATACGGGGTGGCATCATTCGCCAGCGCATCCGCTCTCTTTGCTTCGGGTATCACGCTTGCGGGAGGGGCATAGGGTTTGAATTCGTAGACTGGCTGCTCACTGACCGGATACATATCGATGTCAGAGATGGAAAATGGCTTTTTCCTTTCAGGCTTAACGTCCTTTTTCCTGTTTCTTTTGCTCATTAGAAAAATGCCTCGTCGGGAATATGGAACGGTTTTGGTACGGGCGAAAATGCCATAATTAATGAATCGGCCATGTTGGGTGAAGCGATGCCCCGTTTTTTCATGTCTTTTTTGCTCTCGACTTTCACCCGTCCATTGTTGTCGTAATCCACCCGAGGACGGGATAATTCAGCTTTCAGAGCGTCAAGTTCTTTTATGCCTGAACTGAGACTGATTAACAGGCCATCGGTAAATTGATTGATGAAACGTTTGTCATCCGGATATTTTTCCAAATGCATGATACACCGCCAGGTATTAAAAAAACGGTCTCGGACGCCCCACCAGGCTTGCGCCTTGATATTCGCGAACATATCTTTATTGGTTTTTCCCGCCACATATTTTGCGTCAGGTTTAAAGACAGCCCCACCCGCGTTGAATCCGGTTGCGGTGATATGACATACCCGTCGTAGATGCGCTTTCACCCCTGCCCCTACCCCGATGGAGTCATAGATGATTTCATCGGCATGGACTTCCTCAGCATAGTTTTTGACTCGGTTTGCTGAGCTGATCACGTCACCTTTACTCCACTGCTGGCAATCCGTGACAACCGATCCGTGTGCAAACGTGAGGGCGTTGCTGTCATCGCCCTCATCTGCAACGTCAAAACCGAGTCGTTTAGCCCCCGTTGTCAAAAACCCCAGTTTGATATGGGCATCAATGGCCGCCTGTACCCATTCGGCGGGAATTAAGATACCTTCAACAGACGCTTGATAGTTCAAATCCAGTTCCTGCGCCACAATGACCGGATTATCGATTTTCAGGCACTCTTTTTCGTACCATTGTTTATCTTTACGGGGGTCATTGCGCCAGTGAAAGGTAAACACCGGAATGCGTCCACTGTGGCGTTTTTGGGCAAAAGGATTGTCCATCCCATTAACCGAGCTTAAGTCAATGCGACAGCGGGTAGTTTGGGATAGGGCAGCATCAATCAATAGCGGACGAGGCAAAAAGGCGGCTTCATCGACGAAATAGAGTGTCGTCCGGTCACCCCGTCCAATATTGTCCCCCGCTTCACCCTTGATAATGGCGCCGGTGTTTGGAAAATTGACCCGCATATAAGGCGCGTGTTTTTTCGCTACCCAGCCTCCCCGAAACTCTTGCGGTAACGTTTCTACAAATTTGCGCGCTTTCCAAAATAGCGCTTTCGGGTCACCGGTACTGTCAACATACTCTTCTTTGCGGGAGCCAAAGCCAATTACCATCTCTTTATTAAAGAGACATAAAGCGCATGCGAGTGCAATTGACGTCCAGCTTAAACCCATTTCACGACTCTTTTCGGTAATGCCATTTTCACGTCCTCGCCAGCGGGTCATTATCCAATCAATCCATGCTTCCTGTTTCGGGAACAGCAAAAAAGGAATAGTCACCGGTAGCCCATAATCAATATTACGCGGGTCTGTTGTCATGCCCCAATCAATAATAAATTGGGCGGGGTTTTCCTTATAAAATCGGGTTAATAGTTTAAGATTTTCCGGCTGCTCACGAAGACGTTGTAGTCGCTCAGCGCGCCATTCAAACACCTGAACATAATCCGGTTTTTTAAAGTCAAAAGGGAACGGTAATGGCATAGAAAAATACCCGGAATAAAGCGAGTCAAAAAAAATATATCGCACATACCTGTGTACATAAAAAATATAAAACAGGGTATTGTGAAATATAAAAACATGATATTAAACAATTATATTTATTTAAATATTATTCATTAAATAAGCAAGCCATTTTAACCCTTTACCCCATCAATTTTTTATAGGCTTCTGCCGCCTGTTCGGGGGTCATGTCACGGGTGATATGCTCAATAGGGTTGCCCGCTTTTCCTGTGTGCTCATTACTGACCTGTTCGCGAAAAGACTGAACAGCGATATGCTTACCTAATAGCTCAAGATTCTTAATTTTATCTGGCCATTTTATTTTTTTAAGCAACGCCTCTGCGCCCTCAAGGCGTATCGCCGCAATATCTAAACCACTTAATGTTGTCCGCCAGACTTTAGGCCATTCTTTTATTGGTTTTAAATCGCCTGACTCGTTCAAAATGTCTAATACGTCCATCTGGTCTATATCAACCAAGCGTTTGAGTACATAGTCAGCGTTGACCTCAATGCGATTTTTACGCGCTTCCATAAGCACCTGAATTCTTTTTTGGATGTGAGGTTTTGTTAGGTTTTCGAAAGCAATCTCTTTTGCGGTTTTTTCACTATATCCCGCTCTTATTGCCGCCTGTGTTGCGTTTAAATCAATCAGATACTCTCGACAAAAGGCTTCCTGCTTATCTGTGAGAGTCATAATAGCTACCTTACTTAACCTGAGTTCGGGATAAGGAATTTAATTTTTTATTATATATTCAAATAGTTACTTAAAAAGTATTACATAAAATATGTGCTTGATTTTGATTTTTTTCATGATTTTAGAAGAGAGAGTAGGTTGTTTTTTAACCTACCATTACTAAAAATCTTTACTTTTTTTATCATTTCATTGATTTTAAAAGGTTTTTATTGATAAATGAGCTATTTTTATTTTCTCATAACTACCGCTTATCCCGAACTCAGGTTAATTAATGTTTATTTTTAGCCGCACTCTTCGCCCATCGTTTAGCCTGATTTAAACAATCCTCTATAGCTAGGCGACTTAATTTTGATTACAGCATATATATTAAAAACAGGTCATCGATAGTGCATCCTGTTTCCATCTTTTTACGTTTAGCTTGAGACCATTTATGTTCTATAGGATTTAAATCTGGTGAATACACAGGCAAATATTCTATCTGGTGTCCTGCGTTTATAATTGCCTGTTCAATATTCTTACCTTTGTGAAAGCTAGCGTTGTCCATAAAAAAAAGGGTTGTTCCCAATAAAGCGCCAATAACATTTGTTCTTCCCTTAGCACCCCAGTTTTTCAGGCCAAAACAACGGTGACCTTTTGGGGAATAGCCGTGAGTTCGTGGAGTGTCATGTGAAAAACCACTTTCATCAATAAAAACAACAGATTTATCTTTTTTTTCATACTGTTGTCTTTTTTGCTGATGTGCCAGCCTGTCGCTTTCGTTGGTTTTTGGATGGAATAGAGTTTTTTTTATAGGTTAATCCCAGCTTTTTAAGGGATTGCCAAATAGTCTTTTTACAAACACCGAATCGCTCTGCCCGTTCCTTTTGGTAAGCATCTGGATACTGTTCCACATCTTTTGCTAAAGCATTTTTATCGAGCTTCCTCTTACGTGGCGTTGAATTTTTTGGCTCTGGTCGTTTAAGCCAACGTACTAAAGACGCTTTTCCAATACGGAATTGTTTCGCAGTTTCTCGAATTGTTAAACTTTCGGCTTTCCTTACAGATATTACTTTACGTCGAAAATCAATTGTATAACTCATAACACACCTTGTAATCAAAATTAAGTCGCCTAGCTATATCATCTTGCTTCGTCTGCTTGCGGGCTGTTTGCGGTAATAGCCAATCGCTTCACGGGTGGCTAAGGTGGCGACAGATACACGAGTTTCGCACCAATAAAAAAACGCTCTATTTTTAAGTTTAATTCAGCATAATATATGAATAGACAAAATCTTATAAATTAAAAGCAACTTATTGTAATTTAAACAAATTTATACGTTTTAGTAACTTGCAAATTAACCATTGCTTTTAAGCCATTTCTGGAATTTTATATGCCTGTGCGAAACTCGTGACTTTATAAAATGAACCTTTGACGAAATAGGAATGCCAGCCCACCGAGGCTCGCCAGCTCTGCTGACACCCTCAAGGCTCATTTCTATAAAGTCAGATTCGGTGGAATGTTTAAATGCGCTTTCGTTGCGCTGGAATTGTTAAGATTTGAACGTGTCAATTACTGATTTATTGACACTGTGTTTTAATATACTGTTGTAGATACTTTGTCTGCTTCTCATTCTCAACGATCATCTCTCGGAGACGGAAATAATCTTGTCGAGCTGCCTCACTAAGTTGTGGGGTGGCTTCATCATGTCGGCTCTTGGCGGTGGTGGCACTGAATTCATGACACACTGCGTTGACATGCAACCGCTTAGTGCCAGTATCGACAGCATCATGCAGTTTATCAAGCTCTGCTTTGGCATTATTCAGTTCCTCGGTGTGTTGAATATTGAGTTGATGCAAGGTATCGATTTTTTGCTGTTGCCGTTTCACCGCTTTAATTTGTGCGTGATATTGCTGTTTTAATGTTTGGTAGTTTTGCTTGATGGTTTGATAACTGTAGTTGATAAAAATAAGTGAGAGAATTAACCCTGCAATAATCACTACGATAAATGAGTAAGGTCGCCATAACATATTATGCTCTCTATTTCACGACGGGTCATTAGCCCTTTTTGTTTGATGCCCTCATCGTAGACCCAACGTTTCATCTCATCACATGCCCCTTTACGGTCTCCTGCGTTGAGTTTTTTGAGCAAGGTTGATTTGGCAAAATTGCCCCCGCCGACGTTATAAGCAAATGAGTAAAGGGCTGCCTGTGTTAGCGTGTTGATATTTACCTTAATCAGTGGGTCAACATAGCGCTTGACCGCTTTCAAATCTTCATCAAGAAACTCATCACATTCGGCTTTGCTATAAGTCCGGTTACGTTCAATATCGCTGCCTGTGTGACCATAGCAAACAGAAAGAATACCGCCACCATCGAAATAGGGTTTAAATCTCAATCCTTCGAAATGCGTTATCATCGTTGTTGCTAAAAACAACGCACTACCGCCCGTTGCCATCAATATTTTTTTCGGTATCTTCATACTGAAGTTCCTTGAGTCTGTACTCCTTTTTGCGGTAGTACACGTTGATAAAAAATGTCCCTATCGTGCAGACAATACCCATCACAGCTACCCACTGCTCAAGGGTAAAAAAATCAAAAATCGTTGTCATGACTCCCCCGATGGTGGTCATGATGCCCCACAGATAGGCGGCAGGTGTTGAGTATTTTTCAGACATGCGCATATACCCTACCTTTGAGGGTTCCATTGCTTGGATTAAACAGGGAGCCAACCGCCTTACTCGTTTAAGTTTCTGGATTTGGGAGTATTGCGGTGGCGTAAAAACAAAAAAACCTCGCAAGAGCGAGGTGCGCAAAAATTACTTAATCGAGGTTTTATTTATCAGCGTACATTTCTGCTGGACGCAAAAACCCATTATCGGCACTTTAGCATACCTTTTGCGCGCGCACTAGTGTTTGATAACTATTTGTATGATATTTGTACAATATGTCGATATCTAATTGAATATCAAGGGTTTCTAGGCATCCCAGAATAAATCCTTCCGCTATTTGCATTCTTTCTCTGATTTCGCCGTCACGCACTTTGAACTTTCGCGCAATAGTACGCTTGGATATCCCTCTGATGTAATAATCCTCGATGTAACTCAACTCTCTTGCCATACCCACCGTGTTAAGCCGACTGACGCACACATCAATCACTAGCCCGTCCGCATCACTGCACGATAAGCGATTGGCTCCTGTAAACGGCATGAAGCGATTAAAGCCCGATGCCACCGGCAACCAGCTCACCGATGCATAAGGATCACCCGCACACCAACCGCCCCAGTGTAGTAGTATTTTCTCAATGTCTCTGCGCATGGTCTTTTCGCTCCTGTTGTGAATGGGAACATTTTTGCTAAATTATTTAAAGTTTTTTTGAGGTAACTGATAAAAATGATCCTGTTACCTACCCTAACTCCTTTTGATATAAGGCTTAACCAAGTTTTAGGTAACAGGTAATAGTTACTTTTAAAACTATATATACGTACGCACATACACTTACACACACCTACACCCTCGCATACAATATATGTTCAAAACATCAGTTACCTGTTACCTTTTTCACTTAACGTTATGATTTTAATGTAAAAAACAGAGGTAACAGATCTTCTTTTATCAGTTACCTTAACTCAATTAGTCAAAAATCTTTTTTTTAACTGTTACCTCTTACCTTTCGCACTGGAATTGTTGTTTTATAAACTTTGCCCTTGCAATTTTTCATAAGTTTCATAGATTCCACGTAATTCAGTGCTACTAAATTCGCGATTTTTTTCCAATATCCAAAAGCGGTAGGCTATACCTTTAATTTTTACTAATTTTGTAACAGGCCGCTTCGTCCTTTCTTTTAAAATTCGAGTAATATGTTTCTGGTTAATCTCAGCTTCCAAGCCAATTTCCTTGATAACTTCATTAACTATTTGCTGATAGGTCATAGCGGGTACGGGAGGATTCTCTAGAAGCGTAATAATCGCTACTTCAATATCACTTTTATTACTTTCGATCATTAATTGACGTTCTTTGGTATTAGGGGCCCGTTGCCAATTAAATTTTGATATATCAACCTCCATGAGATACCAATACACCTGTGCGATAAAATCGCTATCGCTGAGTGCACTATATAACTCGGCATAATGATCTTCATCAGCGGCAGTATCAGGCCCTCCAAGAACCGCTATGCGTCGATCTTCCTCTGGTAATGCTAAAGCGTCATAATGGTTAGTGTAAAAAAGAAATCCTGTAAATATATCAATAGTCATTTTTCGTCCGTATTTCCTGTTAACTTCAAAACGAGACTCTGTCAGCACATCACGGATTTTGTCATTAACCTCATACCTTTTAGTGTTTTCCTTAACTTCATCTACAGTGCATAATAACGTGTGATACAGATAATCGTGATACTGGTTATCACACAAGACATTCATACGTGTTCGGGAGCAGTTCCATGCTCCTAACACTCTTTCCATTAATTGGCTAAGCCATCCCCTGCCGGTACCATGCGCAGTGGCCACATGTAATATGGATATAGGACACCTACGTTCTGGACGCTGAACGAACCATGCCAGACGTGCAATGAAAAACTTACGTTGCCATTCATCTGGCACTAAGTAATTCATATGGTTAAGAAAGATCTCAGTCTTACGTGTGTTTAAGTTTTTTGCATGCTTCGGCATATAGAATTGATTAATATCAAAACGCCCGTCAGGTCGTTGCACTAACCTATCTTTTCCGGGTTGATACCCCACACACTCAGCCACTTGTTTTTTAGGATGCTCTATCCAGCGTTTCGTTGCAGCAATTGGCTGACCTTTTTTACTTGCTGAAGGTATTTGATAAGGTGCCATTAGATTTTTAAACGATCTCATCTCCATCATACAATTATAAGGAGGTCGTAGTAGGTCACAGACCTGATCACCTTCAATCACATAAATAAAACGTTCAAGGAAATGACTTGTCATATCCATATTGATATTGGTAAAACCATCTTCAGTCTTATTATCCGACAGATCGTCAAAATCATCTTTACCAAACCCAATAGCGTGCAAGAAATCACCATCGTTTCTATGAGCACAACTGGCATGCAGACATTTAAAATGCCCGACGTCAAAACCAGCTGTGTTTTTAGGGAAATACGCCGTACTGGTGACCCCACTATAAGTGCTATGCCCACTTTCAAAAGGACAACTGATATAGCGTTCTCCATTACGGCCATAGTCTAGTGTTAGCCCCTGACTATCCAAGAATTCAGCGACTTCATCAGTTGCATTAGGCGTTGCGATCGAACGGTCTCTTACTTTACCTAAGCGACTCGATTCAGACGAAGACACAACGGGTAATTCGGTAGCTAAAGCCTTCCAGAAATCATTTAACTGTTTTTCTGTAATCATAAAAGGTTCAGACGGTAAATCATTATCCCATCGAATCCGCGCACCAGTAGGATGCGCCCCCATGGCGACAAACTGTTGACCTTTAGCGAGAAGCTCAATGATCCCCAAATCGTTTTTTAAACGATGCACACGTTTAGAATAATCACCTTCTACTGCGATGAGGTAAAGGCATTTGTTACTGTTATCTCGAAAACGACGTGGCGGGATTTGACCAAAAGACTTTAGCATAAAGGACTGGATACTGGCTTGGACATCTGCATCGTCACTATCACAATCCAGTGCTATTATACCAGAGCCTGTTTTGACACAGATACCGTAATCAGGCTCCACCATCCATTTTTCTATGTCTTCCCCTGTCGACGATTTAGTAGTCCATTCGGTGATCCCAATAACCTGTCGCTGAGAATTATACACAGTTGGCGTTTTGCCTAGCGCTTTCATTTTGCTGTAAGGCGAAATAGTAGCTTCAGTATTACAAACCACAGGTAATAATTTATCGGTATAACCGAGGACTAAATCGAAGTGCGCCCATTCATCAGGCAACGCACCCCATGTTTTTAGGCGATCAAGCTCGTCATAAGAGCCAGCAACAGTAGGACTCGGGCGCTGATCACTAACACTACGCCCGACGGAATAATTTATTTGCATGGGTTATTTGGCCTTTGACTTATTTAATCTTGACTTGATAGAGGAATTAGTCATTTGCTTTAAATAAAATTTTTCTAGGGCAACCATTGTAGATATACGCGAATCTTTTGTTTTTCCAGTCAGTATTCGGCTTATTGAAGGCTGTTTAATACCGGTATGAGCTTCTATTTCTGATTGAGTTAATCCAAGTGATAATAATGCTTTGACGATTTCTATAGGTGATTTCTTATACATGGTATTTTTCCAATTTCGTTTCATTCAATCGTTAAAAATACCAATTCGCATAAATATTTTCAATGCGAAAATTTTATTTAAATTCAATTATAATATGCGTAAAAGTATATTCTGAATTTAATACATAATTATAAGGGGTAACATAATGGGGATGGGGACTCAAAATTTAAATAAAAATATCAAGATATTAATGGATGAAAAGGGGGTTAAAAGTGTTGCGGAACTATCACGTCGTATTGGGATGCCACAACCTACACTCCATAGAATGTTAAGTGGAGAAGTTAAAAGTCCACGATTAGAAGTAGTTCAAAAAATTGCTAATTTTTTTAGAGTCGAAGCAAGTGAATTGCTATATAAAGATTTGAGTACGACAAACATCTCTGAAGAAAGCGATACAACATCATTTACAAGGGTCGAACTTAATGCTATTCCGTTCAATTTTTGCAAGGTTCCTGTGTTAGGAACAACACAGTTGGGTGGAGGTGGATATTGGAATTCCAAGGAATCATCGATCGAACATGACTATGGTTATATTATTTGGCCAACGGAGGATAAAGATGCTTTTGCGCTTCGTTGCCAAGGCGAATCAATGATGCCACGAATTCAACATGGAGAATTCGTTGTTATGGAGCCCAACTATAAATATAAACCCGGTGACGAAGTTCTAGTTCAAGATGATAACGGCCAGGTTATGGTAAAAACATTTCTTTATCAAAGAGATGATGTTATTCATTTGCTTTCTATTAACGCTGACCATCCACCAATACGTCTCGCATCGTCAACCATTAAAAAAATCATTTACGTGGCAGGCATTGTTAAGGATTCTCTTTATTATAGAGACTAAGTGAGTACGTCCACTCAACCATCAATACGATTTCTTAAAAATAATGCGAAAAATAATTGACTAAATGCATTTTTAGTATAACATCATCTATGCGATTATGAATAAAAGAGTTTATATGAATATCTGCTCTTTAACAATTTAGAAAGTCGGAACAGCACAGATTTTTCTGTATAGACCCCTGCGCATAAAATGCGATGTATCGTCAAACGCGATCCGGTTGGCGAGAAGATTAGCCCCATTTGATAAAAATGGTCGTGAAAGGGCAACACTGACAGAGAAAGAAATGCAAACGCAAACAACACTAATTATAGGTCATTTTGCGAAGTGGCCTATGGTGAGTAACGACAGTTGCACATCAGATACCGATATCAAGAGGTTGTTCAATGCTTAAATACATCAATATTTCGATTAGATTTTTATTTTTAGTCCTTGCTCTTCCAATCATTTTTTATCTTGCACGAGTTTCGCACAGGCATATAAAATTCCAGAAATGGCTTAAAAGCAATGGTTGATTTGCAAGTTACTAAAATTACAATAAGTTGCTTTTTATTTATAAGATTTTGTCTATTTATATATTATGCTGAATTAAACTTAAAAAATAGAGCGTTTTTTTATTGGTGCGAAACTCGTGTCTTGGTGTAATTCAAAATACTGATTTGCGTATTTTTATAGGTAGATGGGAAACCAAGGCTGAAGCGCTCCTCTTATCAATTCAAACTTTCTTAGATAAATATTTCCCTTGTAGTGGTCAACTAAAATTGGCCACCCTACCTGACTGTTCACGGAACAGTCGCTCTGATTCGTTTGGCGTTAATCCACCGTTATACCAGTGAGGTCTTATATCGCTATAGTAGTGGGTTATGTAGCGAATAATGGCTGACTGAGCAGTACTAAAGCTTTGGTAGCCAGTCGTTGGCACCCATTCGGTCTTCAGACTACGGAAGAATCGTTCCATCGGACTATTATCCCAACAATTCCCTCTGCGAGTGATACTTTGGATCATCTGATAACGCCACAATGCCTGCCTATACTGACGACTGGTATAATGACTTCCCTGATCACTATGGAACATCACCTGTTTTGGATGCCCACGTAGTTCCCAAGCCATTTGTAGTGCTTGGGCGGTTAATTCTGAGTCTGGTGCAAATGACATTGCCCAGCCCACCGGTTTTCGGGCAAACAAATCCAATACCACAGCCAGATAGGCCCATCGTGAGCCTGTCCAAATATAGGTTACATCGCCGCACCAAACCTGGTCAGGCTTTGTAACAGCGAACTGCCTATTGAGCAGATTTGGAATATCAATACGTTCATTTCCACCGCGGTTGTATTTATGTTTTCGCTCTTGGCAACTGACGATGATTAATTCTTTCATCAACTTACCCGCTAACCACCGCCCAAGTTTCACGTTGTGTGTATTGGTAACCATCGTGGCGATAGTCCTTGCGCCAGCAGAGCCGCCATTAACGTTCCACGCTTCGCTGACTAGGCTACGTTTTATCGTCCGCTCAATATCTGGCTCCTTAGGCCGACACCAATAGCGATAACTGCTTCGGTGAACATTAAAAATACGACACAAAGTTTTCACCGGATAAAGCACTCTTAGCTTTTCAACTACCGAAAATTTTTCAGTGAGTCGGACATTAAGAGCGCAGTAGCCTTTTTTAAGATGTCATTCTCCATTTCCAGCCGGTGGATTTTTTTCTTCATTTCTCTGAACTCAATTTGTTCAGGTGTTAATGGCAGACCAGGCGATGTTTTCCATTGACGTTCTAAACGAAGGGCTCTTACCCACCGGCTAATCGCTGAAAGACTGACGTTCATGCCTTTCGCGGCTTCCTGGTAGGTGTAATTTTGGTCAAGGACTAATTTGGCGGTTTCACATTTAAATTCAGCAGTAATTATTTTACTCATTTCGGCACCTATAAAAATTATGAGGTAAGCATATCACCTCAACTTAGGTGGCCAAATTTAGTATGCCACTACACCTGTAAGGTCTGAAGGGAATGAATGATGTCAAAGACAGTCGGTTTTGGGGTGTGTGAAATAACCAAAATACAGCCATCAAGTTAAAAGCAACACCCAGGGCACTACCAGTATGGCTGTAAATATAAACCGGATAGCTCCGGCACACACCACCAAAACTGATTTGTATTTAGGAGAAATGATAAAATTTGAAGAATTAAGTGAAAAATCCCAAGATAAAGCCAGTGAAGCTTTACTGTATGCATTACAGGCGGAAATGGATTCAAATCGTATTATTGATAAGGTCAGGGCGAAAGCGCTTGCCTCGGCTATCGGAGACGGTTTTATTGCGCTGGAAATAGAAGAGTCAGAAAAAAATGCTAGTAAAGATTCTGGTAAAAATAACAAGAATTTTGGTTTTGCTAATTCATAATGCATATGGTAACCAGGCTTCCCAATCGTCAACCATGCTACAAAATATTATAGATGGACAACCATAAGATAAAAGATTTCATATTGTTTTGAATCAGCATCATATAGTCACCTATTGCTAATATCCTTACTTTAGCTTTGCGGTAATTTATATACCTGTTTTGTGTGTCGTGGGAATACACAGAAGGGAGCGAGCCTGACGCGCCAGAAATATCAGGCATCCTCTATCTAACCCAATCCATCGGAAAAACCACCATGCAAAAAACAAAAATCCTGTCATCGGAGCGATTTCCGATGAACAACAACGTCCGGCGCTTACGCTATTTACAAAAATTAGAAGCGCTAAAACGCAATGCTAATCACCAATTTCCTGTCACTTTATATCGTTGAGGTCGACGCATAATGCTTACCGCAAATACCCCCCTGCTGGCAAGACTGGCAGAAAATCACACGCAAATGGTCATCGCCCATAATCAACTGGCTGAAGCCCATAAAATGTTAATCAGTCAGCTGGTCGGACAATTTGAAAATGACCCGAGTGACCCAAACGAACCGACAGGGGCAAACAAACCGAAATCCTTTGCGCCGGATGTTAAGCTACAACCTGCAACGCCGGTTATCGATGAGCCTAAAGAACAAATTAAGTCTGAGCCTGAGCCTGTTGTCGCCGAGAAAAAGGTTAAAGCCCCTAAGACAGAAACGAAACCTAAACCTATTGAACCGATTGTTGAAGCGCCTAAAGTAGAGCCTAAACCCGAACCTGTTGATATTGAATCGCTTGAGCTACGTGAAATTGTTGCCCTATCGGTTTTATTTGGCAACAAAGCGGTTAAACCTGACAATATGCAATTGGCTAGCGCCAGAGCAATTCCTGCATCCGAAAAAGCAGATAGTACAACGGGGCAAATTGATGCGCTTTATTGCGCCTTAGATGGCATAAGTAAAATTAAAATGCTCTCAAAAACCTCGACTTTTGATTTGTGCCTAAAAATTTTGGCCAATTGGAATAATCTCTCTGGCATTACCGAACGTCGAGAATTCGCCTTGCCATTATTCAAAAAAGCACTGCGTAGTGATGCATCAACATTGATTACCCAACTTGTAAAAGGGAGATATCGCAATGAAGCGGTGGATATCCTCACATCATTCAACGCTAAAAAACTGGGTGACGTTACCGATGACAATTTAGTTCAGTTTATCGAAAAAGCACAAAGCGTTTTAGCCGATGATAAATCCGAGGGTAGCGATGGCTGAACATGCAAAACTTTCCCCCTCCTCAGCGCATAGATGGTTGAGATGCGCCGCCAGTCTCGCAGTAGAAGCCACCTTACCCGATAAAACATCACCGTTTGCTGAAGAAGGCAGCGCTGCGCATGCCTTAGCGGAAAGTATCTTAAAAATGCGCCAAAATCCCTATAGTGAAGGGCGTAAGCGAACATCTGGCTTTGATGCGAAGGATTATATCGGCGCGTATCCGTTGCTAAAAGCCAATTCGCCCCAAGTGGATGAAGAGATGATTGAACACGTCCAGACCTATATCGATACCGTCTGGCAACTGGCGGACGGAAAACTCTTACAGGTTGAAGAACGAGTAGATTTTTCTCAGGTCATTGGCGTAGAAAATTCATTTGGTGCCGCGGACGCGATTATTGTCAGTGATGATGAGCTACAAATCCATGACCTGAAATATGGTAAAGGCGTTAAAGTGGATGCCCAGAACAATGCGCAGCTCATGCTTTATGCGCTGGGGGCGTTACATCAGTTTGACCTTGTTTATGATTTTAAAACGGTTCGTCTTTTTATTCATCAGCCCAGACTTAACCATCTGTCCGAATGGACAGTATCGGTTGAGGACTTAAAAAACTTTGGTGACTTAGCCAAATTGAGGGCGCAAAAAGCCACAGAGATGGCAACCCTTGCCGAGCGCAGCGGTCTTGATGCCTTACCGGATAGTGCCTTTTCACCGGGCATCAAGCAATGCCAGTTCTGTAAAGCAAAAGGCGGATTGTGTTTTGCGCAGGCGCAGTTTGTGCATAACGAAGTCAAAGGCGATTTTGTCGATTTAACTCAACCTTTAGCGCCCCAACTAAGCGAGGCACCACAGCGCATTACGCTACTAACGCCTGAGCAAATGGCAAAACTCTACCAGCATGTCGATTTGATAGAGAGCTTTTGTAAAGCCTTGCGAAATCGGGTCGCCGAGGCATTACATACTGGGCAATCAGTACCTGGCTTTAAACTGGTTATTGGCAAACAGGGTAATCGCACTTGGTGTGATGAACGTGAAGCCGAATCGCTGTTAAAAGGCGCAAAACTTAAACAAGAGCAAATCTACCACAAGAAAATTATCAGCCCACGACAGGCTGAAAATTTGCTTAAGAAAGACAAACCTAATCGCTGGGCAAAACTGGAAGCACTTATTCAACGGGCAGACGGTAAACCGGTCATCGCTCCGGAATCTGACCCTCGCCCTGCTCTGGTTATTAATCCCTTAAACGACTTTGACGATGTGACCGAAGCGTCACTCGCTGACAAATCCATCTAATTAAAAGGTAATGTTATGAAAATCAAATTAAACAACGTACGTCTGGCTTTTCCTGATTTATTTGAACCTTCTCAGTTTAGTGGTCAGAGCGAATTCAAATACCGCGCCACTTTCCTTATCGCCAAAAGTCGTACTGAGCTGATTGATGAAATTAAAGCCGGTATTAAACACGTGATTGGCGAAAAATGGGGCGCAAAGGATATCGAAAAAATCTATAACAGCATTTGTAATAATCCTAACCGTTTTTGCTTACGCGATGGGGATACCAAAGAGTACGACGGCTATGCCGGAAACCTGTACATTAGCGCCAGCAACAAATCTCGTCCGTTAGTTATTGACCGTAACACTTCACCGTTAACCGCACAGGATGGTCGCCCCTACTCTGGCTGTTACGTTAACGCCACCATTGAGTTTTACGCCTATGACAATAACGGTAAAGGGGTTTCAGTGTCATTAAGAGGCGTTCAGTTTTTCCGTGATGGTGACGCCTTTAGCGGTGGAAATGTGGCCTCTGTTGAAGAATTTGACGACCTGAGCATGGCTGAGGAAGAAGCATTATTAGCCAGCTAACACACGAACTACCGCAGCCTGAGGTAGTGAAACAATCAGGCATCACGCTAAATTCCTTGAGGAGGCTCGAAATGAAATTAGATAATATGTGTGAAAGCATTACGCTCACTAACCCCAGTAATAACAGCCATTATCTGCTTAATTTAGCGCAACCCTGTTACACCGATGAAGAAACCAAAACATTAATCAATATGATTCAACTACTGGCTGAAGAAAACCAATACTTGAGAAAAGAGAATCAGCGATTGGCAAAAAGCCATCGTTGAGTTGGTGGGTTATGCAGGGTTCGAACCTGCGACCGATGGATTAAGAGTCCACTGCTCTACCAACTGAGCTAATAACCCAAGACCTCGCAATTATAACCACAAAATACCCATTGACGAAAGAAGAAATCATGCGCTATAGTTTATTTACATCTGCAAAATCAGATGTCGGGATTTGCACCCCGCTGTGATTATCACGACACATGTACACGCCGCGAGCGTGTTTTTTAATGTCGTAATCTAGTCACATCTCTATGGTGGGCTGGATGGGGCAACCGAAAGGTTGGCCGTCTGATAATCGCGGTAGTGCAAACCCTGTTCAGTTCACCACCAAGATGAGTTTTGTACCTCTTTGGTGGTGGTAAATTCAGATTATCAATGGAGGTCTTATGACACTTCAATTATCTACTATCAGACCTAACGTCAAAATCCATAACGGTAAAGCGATCACTACAACTGACAATGTAGCTCATTACTTTGGCAAACAACATCATCATGTTGTACAAAAAGTAGAATCGCTTGAATGCTCAGAAGAATTTATCACTCGCAACTTTTCGCGAATGATAAAAAACGTACAACTTGCTAAGGGTGCAACTCGTGAAGTCGTTTACTACGAAATGACCAAAGACGGCTTCGTATTTTTAGTCATGGGATTTACAGGCAAAAAAGCAGCACAATTTAAGGAAGCCTATATTGCTGAATTTAATCGCATGGAAACCAAGTTACACTCTACACCAAAATACCAACCTAAAGCCACAGAGCGTTTTAGCCATTCAGACACCCGTAACCTGACACATTTAGTTTGGTGTATGACAAATGGTTTTCGTTTTGAGCGTTCATGGAGTAATGCAGTGTGGTTGGCTTTGCGTGAAGTGACCGGCACACCTTCACCGGAGCGTTTTCAGGTAGCGCATATTCCGTTAATGGCTGATGAGTGCCGGCGGATTTACTATATAACCGAGACATTGCGCCAAATTATCAATGACGCTGAAAAGCAGACGATTAAGCGACTTTTACGTAAGCGTGAGAATATCGATACCGTGTTAGCGGAGATCAAACAGCTTTTTGAGCATTTTCACCATGAACAAATCGGGATAATCACCACTCGTACCGATCAGTGGTACGAAGGTGAACTTACCCACTTCTTAGAACGCCATTAATTAATCTTACGCCCTTTATTATAGGGGCAATCTTTCATCAATTTTATTATTGAGAGATTTCTACATGCAAAATTTAATGAACGCACAAAATCATGAGTTTCGCACAGGCATATAAAATTCCAGAAATGGCTTAAAAGCAATGGTTAATTTGCAAGTTACTAAAACATATAAATTTGTTTAAATTACAATAAGTTGCTTTTAATTTATAAGATTTTGTCTATTTATATATTATGCTGAATTAAACTTAAAAATAGAACGTTTTTTATTGGTGCGAAACTCGTGATTTAATGAGGTAGCTGAAAGAGGCTATCAAGGCGGTATTGCTCAGTTACGTCGATTTGTTTGTCAATTTAAACCAAGCATTGTTCCCGAACCTGTCGTCCGTTTTGAAACACAGCCAGGTCAACAAATGCAAAAAACGATCACTAAAAGCGTTTGTTGCAACGCTTGGCTACTCGCGTGCTTGTAGTGGTCAACTAAAATTGGCCACCCTACCTGACTGTTCACGGAACAGTCGCTCTGATTCGTTTGGCGTTAATCCACCGTTATACCAGTGAGGTCTTATATCGCTATAGTAGTGGGTTATGTAGCGAATAATGGCTGACTGAGCAGTACTAAAGCTTTGGTAGCCAGTCGTTGGCACCCATTCGGTCTTCAGACTACGGAAGAATCGTTCCATCGGACTATTATCCCAACAATTCCCTCTGCGACTGATACTTTGGGTCATCTGATAACGCCACAATGCCTGCCTATACTGACGACTGGTATAATGACTTCCCTGATCACTATGGAACATCACCTGTTTGGGATGCCCACGTAGTTCCCAAGCCATTTGTAGTGCTTTGGCGGTTAATTCTGAGTCTGGTGCAAATGACATTGCCCAGCCCACCGGTTTTCGGGCAAACAAATCCAATACCACAGCCAGATAGGCCCATCGTGAGCCTGTCCAAATATAGGTTACATCGCCGCACCAAACCTGGTCAGGCTTTGTAACAGCGAACTGCCTATTGAGCAGATTTGGAATATCAATACGTTCATTTCCACCGCGGTTGTATTTATGTTTTCGCTCTTGGCAACTGACGATGATTAATTCTTTCATCAACTTACCCGCTAACTACCGCCCAAGTTTCACGTTAAGCGTGTTGCTTAATAGTGAAATAAGGGTATTTCGGTGATTGAAGTAAATTTTAGGCTGTTCTGAGATGGAAATTCCAAAGACCGGCACTAAGGAGTAAAAAGGTATCATCAATAAAGGGTCTACGATTCCGTAAAATTTGGGTCATACAACCGAGGCGCTTGATACCCGCGATGGCGTGTTCAACCGTAATACGGATGCCCGAGATTATTTTATTTTCTTGTTTTTGTTCAGGCGATAAAGGTCTTTTTCGAGTTCCTTTTTTTGGGATTTGTGTATTAGGATGCTGTTTATCTATACCTTGAAAACCGGTATCGGCCCAGATGGTTACCTCAGGGGGAATATGGCGAATTATATCGACTTTATCGAGTAAGCGTTTATCGTGACGGCGCCCATTTTTGATCATGGGGATAAATCCAATTTTCCTCGTTTCGTCAGTCATATAGCTAGGCGACTTAATTTTGATTACAAGGTGTGTTATGAGTTATACAATTGATTTTCGACGTAAAGTAATATCTGTAAGGAAAGCCGAAGGTTTAACAATTCGAGAAACTGCGAAACAATTCCGTATTGGAAAAGCGTCTTTAGTACGTTGGCTTAAACGACCAGAGCCAAAAAATTCAACGCCACGTAAGAGGAAGCTCGATAAAAATGCTTTAGCAAAAGATGTGGAACAGTATCCAGATGCTTACCAAAAGGAACGGGCAGAGCGATTCGGTGTTTGTAAAAAGACTATTTGGCAATCCCTTAAAAAGCTGGGATTAACCTATAAAAAAAACTCTATTCCATCCAAAAACCAACGAAAGCGACAGGCTGGCACATCAGCAAAAAAGACAACAGTATGAAAAAAAAGATAAATCTGTTGTTTTTATTGATGAAAGTGGTTTTTCACATGACACTCCACGAACTCACGGCTATTCCCCAAAAGGTCACCGTTGTTTTGGCCTGAAAAACTGGGGTGCTAAGGGAAGAACAAATGTTATTGGCGCTTTATTGGGAACAACCCTTTTTGCTATCGGATTATTTGATTGCAATATTAATCGTGATGTTTTTTATGTTTGGATCACAAAAATATTGCTCCCAGAACTTCCTGAAAATTCTGTTATTTTTATGGACAACGCTAGCTTTCACAAAGGTAAGAATATTGAACAGGCAATTATAAACGCAGGACACCAGATAGAATATTTGCCTGTGTATTCACCAGATTTAAATCCTATAGAACATAAATGGTCTCAAGCTAAACGTAAAAAGATGGAAACAGGATGCACTATCGATGACCTGTTTTTAATACATATGCTGTAATCAAAATTAAGTCGCCTAGCTATAATAAGCCCTTTTCGAGTGGTCTGTCTTTTCTTTCCCGAATACATTTTTTTTCGCCGACGCAGATTCTTAGGCTTTTGGACAGGTCGCTCTGTCCCATCAATAAAGACGTCTTTAACTCCAGGAAAGGCGCGAAAAAATTCCTCAGCAGAGCGAATTTGACGAGCGGGCAAAACACATTCTCGCCCCAAGGTCATCTCTAAAACCGGCAATAATATTTTTACCCAGCGACATACCCGTGTTCTATCTAAACCAAAAAGAAGTCCTTGCAAATCATAGGTCGGATAACATTTTAAATACAATAAAATAAAAAGCAGTTTATCTAATGGGGTTGGGATAAATCCTTTCTGCCCTGCACCCATCTGCCGCTCGTGATCTTTTCGATTCTTTTTCCGATAAATCAAATAACAAGCTGAAAATTCAGCGGCTAAATTTTTCAATTCTTCGACTGATAATCCAATGATTGCTTTACATAAACGATTATCTCGTAACAACCGCTCTTTGTTGATCATTTCAAACCGTTATTTTCTAAGTTAAACCTCTTTTTATTGTCTATAGCGTGACAAAAAATGCAAGTCTCTATTCAGCAACTATTTTGTTGTGTGTATTGGTAACCATCGTGGCGATAGTCCTTGCGCCAGCAGAGCCGCCACTAACGTTCCACGCTTCGCTGACTAGGCTACGTTTTATCGTCCGCTCAATATCTGGCTCCTTAGGCCGACACCAATAGCGATAACTGCTTCGGTGAACATTAAAAATACGACACAAAGTTTCCACCGGATAAAGCACTCTTAGCTTTTCAACTACCGAAAATTTTTCAGTGAGTCGGACATTAAGAGCGCAGTAGCCTTTTTTAAGATGTCATTCTCCATTTCCAGCCGGTGGATTTTTTTCTTCATTTCTCTGAACTCAATTTGTTCAGGTGTTAATGGCAGACCAGGCGATGTTTTCCCTTGACGTTCTAAACGAAGGGCACTTACCCACCGGCTAATCGCTGAAAGACTGACGTTCATGCCTTTCGCGGCTTCCTGGTAGGTGTAATTTTGGTCAAGGACTAATTTGGCGGTTTCACATTTAAATTCAGCAGTAATTATTTTACTCATTTCGGCACCTATAAAAATTATGAGGTAAGCATATCACCTCAACTTAGGTGGCCAAATTTAGTATGCCACTACACTTGCAAGCCATACAGGGCAAAAACGAAAGGTAAAGTAGAGCGCTTTAACCACTATTTAAAAAACAGGTTTATCATACCATTAAATACCGTACTTCGTGCTCATAATCTTGAACTGAATATCGAGATAGCCAATGCAAAAGTGGGTCCATGGTTAGAACGAGTCGCTCATCAGCGGATTCATGGAACAACCTTAGAAAAGCCAGCAAACAGATTAGATAAGGAAGTTAAGTATTTTCTTCCCTTACCAGCAAGGGTTTGCCAATCTATCTCGCAGACTAATACGCTTAATATCCGTATCGTACCGCCCCTTGAATCTGTCAATTTGCAACACTCAATCAGCGTATATGAAGCATTGCTGGGAGGTGGACATGTTATTGCATGAACAAATTGAACACCTGTGTGAGTCATTGAAATTAAATTCTGTTCCGACTCATTGGTCATCACTTGCCGAACAGTGCATCGCCCAAGACAAAAGCTACGGAGAGTTTTTACTGTCCCTATTAAAATGTGAGCAACAACAACGAGATGAACGAACTCGCAATCTCTTTAGTCGGATGGCGGGATTCCCAACGCACAAACAACTCAGTACGTTCGATTTTAAGTTTGCAACGGGCGTTCCTAAGCAACAAATACAGGAATTAAGCGCATTAACGTTTATTGAGCGTAATGAAAATGTAGTGTTGCTTGGCCCAAGTGGTGTAGGCAAAACGCATTTAGCTATTGGATTAGGATTAAAAGCAGTACAGGCCAAGAGGAAAACCCGCTTTACAACAGCGGCTGAACTGATGTTGCAACTCTCAACGGCTAAACGACAAAATAAGCTCAAACAATATCTATCACGTTCGGTGATGGCACCGAAGTTGTTGATCATAGATGAGATTGGATACCTACCGTTTGGGCGAGAGGAAGAAAACCTATTTTTCAATGTGATTGCCAAGCGTTATGAGCATGGCAGTGTTATATTGACGAGTAACTTATCATTTGGGCAATGGCCCGGTGCCTCTGCTGATGACGTAACATTAACCGCCGCTATGCTTGATCGTTTACTTCATCATTCGCATGTACTGCAATTGAGCGGTAAAAGCTATCGATTGAAAGATAAGCGGCGCTCAGGAGCAATAACCGAATAAAATAGTGGATCAATTTTGATTGATCGTATTTAGCTAAAAAGTGGATCAGTTTTCGGTGATCGTTGACAATAAGGATAGATTATGCCTCGTTTACTGTTTTGCGATTTAGAAACCTACAGCGATATACCGATTAATTGTGGCACTCATCGCTATGCTGAAAATGCAGAAATATTACTTTTTGCGTATGCTTACAATCATGACCCTGTCAAGGTCTGGGATGTGACCGAAGATAAAACGATGCCCACAGATTTAAAAGCCTATCTTGATAACCGAGAAATCTTAACCGTTTGGCATAATGGGGGGATGTTTGATGCGGTGATTTTAAACACGGTGTTAAATATCGACTTACCTTTATCTCGCGTTCACGATACCCTGGTACACTCCCTGGCGCATGGCCTACCCGGTGCGCTTGATTCGCTTTGCGATATTTTCAATGTCAATAACGATAAAGCCAAAGATAAAGAGGGTAAAGCGCTCATACAGCTATTTTGCAAACCCCGTCCTAAAAACAGCAAAATACAACGCGCCACTGCGTTAACTCACGCAGAGGAATGGCAACGTTTTAAGCAATACGCTGGTTCAGATATTTCAGCCATGCGCGAGATTTATCAACATTTACCCCGTTGGAATATGAATTTTGACGAAATAGATTTATGGCAGTTAGACCAAAAGATTAATCGTCGGGGGATGGGTATGGATGTTGAGTTGGCCAAAAGCGCCTTGACAGCCGTTGAAAACGAGCAAAAACGGTTATCAGCAATCACACAGCAATTAACGGATAATACCGTACAGGCTGCCACACAACGCGATGCCCTGTTACAGCATATCGTTTCAGCATTTGGTATCGCATTACCGGATATGCAGGCCAGCACCCTCCAGCGCCGAATTAATGACCCTGATATTCCACCGGCTTTACGCGAACTGTTGTCAATCCGTCTGCAATCGTGCACAACCAGCACCAGTAAATACAAAGCGCTGTTAAAATCGGTAAGTGTAGATGGACGTCTTCGAGGGACTAAGCAATTTTGTGGCGCCTCACGCACCGGACGCTGGGCGGGGCGTATTTTTCAGCCGGATAATCTCCCAAGACCCTCTCTTGACCAAAAGACGATTGATAACGGTATTGAAGCCTTAAAAGCCGGTTGCGCCGAACTCATTTGCGATGACATTATGCGACTGACCAGTTCTGCGCTAAGAGGATGTATTATCGCACCACCGGGTAAAAAACTGGTTATTTCTGACCTATCAAATATTGAAGGTCGCATGTTGGCATGGCTGGCAGGGGAAAAATGGAAAGTCAACGCTTTTAGCGAATTTGATAACGGCAAAGGCGATGACTTATATAAACTCGCCTACGCACGCGCATTTAATCTTTTACCTGAAAATGTTACTAAAGCCCAGCGGCAAATCGGTAAGGTGATGGAGCTGGGCTTGGGCTATGGCGGGGGCGTTGCGGCATTTTTGACGTTCGCCCTCGCCTATGGACTAGAATTAGATGAACTGGCGGAAGCGGCGTTACCTAACATACCGCCTAACGTTAAGCGAGAGGCGATGAGCTGGTATCAAAAATCCGTTGAAGCGGATAAAACTTATGGCCTCAGCGAAAAAGTCTTTGTTACCTGCGATTCCCTTAAGCGCATGTGGCGCAATGCCCATCCACAAACGGTATCATTTTGGCACGATATTGAAGACGCGGTAAAAAAGTCCATTCAGGTGCCGAATATACCTTTCAAATGCCGTAAACTTACCGTCCGTCGCGATAAAGGTTGGCTCAGGATTTGTCTACCTTCAGGGCGCAGTATTTGCTACCCTTCTGCGCGAATAGAGAATGGACAAATTACCTATATGGGTACTAATCCCTACAGCCGTAAATGGGAACGGTTAAAAACCTACGGCGGAAAAATTACTGAAAATATTTGTCAGGCCGCCGCACGGGATGTCCTAACGTATAACATGCCACGTATTGAAAAGGCAGGTTATGAGATTGTCTTAACCGTCCATGATGAAATTATCAGTGAAACGCCGGATACCCTACAATTCTCAGCCGAGGGGTTAAGTATACTGTTAAGTCTTAATCCAGACTGGGCTTTAGATTTACCCCTTAGAGCCAATGGCTTTGAGACTTATCGCTATCGAAAGGAATAAATTAGAAAATTATAAGGTTTATCCACTATGCAAGACGAACTCAATATATTACCGCTGAAAAAATACCCTTACCCAATAACGACTTTTTCTGGATTATAGCTAAGCGACTTTAAAATGATTATAATAAATTGCTATCATATCAGTAAATTTATATTGGATAAGATCATATCTTTTGGTAATCAAAATAATGTCGCCTAGCTATACTGGAAAAATGCAGATTAGGTAAAATCACACCGAAAATGAAAGGGAATTTTATATGCTATGAATTACCATCCGGTGTATACATTAATCTATATAGTAATAACACCATTCAACTACAAGATAATCCGTCAGCAACCTTGGTTATTGAAAAAATACTTAAAACACATTTACCTCACTATTCGCCCCCTAAGAGCAATACCCTTCCAGCCGACTAGGAAGTGGTTTATTTTTGGAGCTATCATGGCCTTTAGAAAAAACGACAGCCCACTTTATTTTAACGCGGCACACGATGCGGTTCACCTTGAACAGTCAGGCCAATACCATGAAGCTGCGCGCGCATGGTCACAGGCAAACCGACTGGCGCGCAATCGCAATAATCGTATCTGGAGTGAGAACCGCGCCGATTTTTGCCTTATGCAAATCAAACGGGAACATATTAAAAGGATGCATTCATGCGGTTAATCAGGGAAGATAGCATCGAAAAAAATTTGGTGCGAAAAATCGGGGGAATTGCCTATAAATTTGTTTCACAGGGGCGACGCGGAGTACCTGACCGATTAGTTGCACTCCCCAATGGCAACATTATTTTTGTGGAATGTAAAGCACCTGGCGAAAAACCTACCCCTTACCAATTACGCGAACACGCACGGCTTTTTGCTCTAGGTCATCAGGTCATCGTACTGGTGTAGTGGTCAACTAAAATTGGCCACCCTACCTGACTGTTCACGGAACAGTCGCTCTGATTCGTTTGGCGTTAATCCACCGTTATACCAATGAGGTCTTATATCGCTATAGTAGTGGGTTATGTAGCGAATAATGGCTGACTGAGCAGTACTAAAGCTTTGGTAGCCAGTCGTTGGCACCCATTCGGTCTTCAGACTACGGAAGAATCGTTCCATCGGACTATTATCCCAACAATTCCCTCTGCGACTGATACTTTGGGTCATCTGATAACGCCACAATGCCTGCCTATACTGACGACTGGTATAATGACTTCCCTGATCACTATGGAACATCACCTGTTTGGGATGCCCACGTAGTTCCCAAGCCATTTGTAGTGCTTTGGCGGTTAATTCTGAGTCTGGTGCAAATGACATTGCCCGGCCCACCGTTTTTCGGGCAAACAAATCCAATACCACAGCCAGATAGGCCCATCGTGAGCCTGTCCAAATATAGGTTACATCGCCGCACCAAACCTGGTCAGGCTTTGTAACAGCGAACTGCCTATTGAGCAGATTGGAATATCAATACGTTCATTTCCACCGCGGTTGTATTTATGTTTTCGCTCTTGGCAACTGACGATGATTAATTCTTTCATCAACTTACCCGCTAACCACCGCCCAAGTTTCACGTTGTGTGTATTGGTAACCATCGTGGCGATAGTCCTTGCGCCAGCAGAGCCGCCACTAACGTTCCACGCTTCGCTGACTAGGTACGTTTTATCGTCCGCTCAATATCTGGCTCCTTAGGCCGACACCAATAGCGATAACTGCTTCGGTGAACATTAAAAATACGACACAAAGTTTCCACCGGATAAAGCACTCTTAGCTTTTCAACTACCGAAAATTTTTCAGTGAGTCGGACATTAAGAGCGCAGTAGCCTTTTTTAAGATGTCATTCTCCATTTCCAGCCGGTGGATTTTTTTCTTCATTTCTCTGAACTCAATTTGTTCAGGTGTTAATGGCAGACCAGGCGATGTTTTCCCTTGACGTTCTAAACGAAGGGCTCTTAGCCACCGGCTAATCGCTGAAAGACTGACGTTCATGCCTTTCGCGGCTTCCTGGTAGGTGTAATTTTGGTCAAGGACTAATTTGGCGGTTTCACATTTAAATTCAGCAGTAATTATTTTACTCATTTCGGCACCTATAAAAATTATGAGGTAAGCATATCACCTCAACTTAGGTGGCCAAATTTAGTATGCCACTACATGGACAGTCAGGATTTAAGTAACCTGAGTTCAGGATAAGCATTATCAATTATGCTTGAAGAGATGTTCCTGCCACCGGTATCTTTGGTTTAGATGGAATTAAACAATATGCAACCAGCCCTGCTAATAAATTCACTACAAAGTTAGCAGGAGAGCGGTGCTGCGTATGCGCTATCTGACAAAGATTTTTTAACTCATCAAATACCGTTTCAATGACAGAACGATGACGCAAGATGGCTTTGTCGAAACAAGTCTGTTCAACAGGCTTCATTTTCTTCTTGATATTCGTTATAAGGTTAATTCCCATTGTTTTCAGTTGCTGTTTCAGTGAAGCCGATAAATACCCTTTATCCGCATACAAACAACCAGAAAGATCTTTTATCAGCTCAGGTAATGGTTTCCGATCATCTGTGTTTCCTGGTGTAAGTCGAAAACTGAGTATTTCCCCCAAATGATTGATAATTACATGAAGTTTGAAACCAAAGAACCAACCTGTTGAGGTTTTTCCTCGTTCAGCTATCCCATCGAAGACTTTATGCCGGCGGATCCGTAAGTTATCACACACAGCTATCGGAGTAGAATCGGCAACCGACAGACCCGTGCATTTTCCTTTAATTGACTCAAACAGTGCCGTTAAAGCTAAGACACTGCGCGGAAATAACTCTACGCAGCGTGAATATGATGGCAAGTTAGGAAATTCCTTCCTGAGATATAAACGGACATATAGCTAGGCGACTTAATTTTGATTACAGCATATGTATTAAAAACAGGTCATCGATAGTGCATCCTGTTTCCATCTTTTTACGTTTAGCTTGAGACCATTTATGTTCTATAGGATTTAAATCTGGTGAATACACAGGCAAATATTCTATCTGGTGTCCTGCGTTTATAATTGCCTGTTCAATATTCTTACCTTTGTGAAAGCTAGCGTTGTCCATAAAAATAACAGAATTTTCAGGAAGTTCTGGGAGCAATATTTTTGTGATCCAAACATAAAAAACATCACGATTAATATTGCAATCAAATAATCCGATAGCAAAAAGGGTTGTTCCCAATAAAGCGCCAATAACATTTGTTCTTCCCTTAGCACCCCAGTTTTTCAGGCCAAAACAACGGTGACCTTTTGGGGAATAGCCGTGAGTTCGTGGAGTGTCATGTGAAAAACCACTTTCATCAATAAAAACAACAGATTTATCTTTTTTTTCATACTGTTGTCTTTTTTGCTGATGTGCCAGCCTGTCGCTTTCGTTGGTTTTTGGATGGAATAGAGTTTTTTTTATAGGTTAATCCCAGCTTTTTAAGGGATTGCCAAATAGTCTTTTTACAAACACCGAATCGCTCTGCCCGTTCCTTTTGGTAAGCATCTGGATACTGTTCCACATCTTTTGCTAAAGCATTTTTATCGAGCTTCCTCTTACGTGGCGTTGAATTTTTTGGCTCTGGTCGTTTAAGCCAACGTACTAAAGACGCTTTTCCAATACGGAATTGTTTCGCAGTTTCTCGAATTGTTAAACCTTCGGCTTTCCTTACAGATATTACTTTACGTCGAAAATCAATTGTATAACTCATAACACACCTTGTAATCAAAATTAAGTCGCCTAGCTATACCAGGAACTTGTTAACGATGGTGGGATAGACGCTTTAATTAATCAAAATCGACGGGTGCCTAACGTAAAAAATAGAGTAGATGAACAGATTGAAAGCGCTGTAGTCGAGTATGCGATTGAATACCCTGCACACGGTCAACACCGCAGTAGTAATGAACTAAGAAAAAAAGGCATTTTTGTTTCGGGGAGTGGCGTTCGCTCTATTTGGCTGCGCCATAATCTCGAAAATTTTACAAATCGCCTAAAAGCGCTTGAAGATAAAATCGCAACAGAAGGAATTATCCTGTCAGAATCACAAATCAGTGCTCTAGAAAAGAAAGCGCAAGATGATGAAGCCTGTGGTGAGATTGAAACAGCGCATCCAGGTTATCTGGGTTCACAAGATACTTTTTATGTCGGTCATTTAAAAGGCGTTGGTCGTGTTTATCAACAAACTTACATTGATACTTACAGTAAAGTCGTTCATTGTAAGCTTTACACAACAAAAAGCGCGATAACGGCGGCAGATTTATTAAATGACAAGGTTCTCCCTTTTTATTCCCAGCATGGGTTACCGGTGTTACGTATACTGACGGACAGAGGCAGTGAGTATTGTGGTAAAGTTGAACATCACGATTATCAACTTTATCTCGCTATCAATGATATTGATCATACAAAAACTAAAGCTCGTTCACCTCAAACTAATGGGATTTGTGAACGCTTTCATAAAACTGTATTACAAGAGTTCTATCAGGTGGCTTTTCGTAAGAAAATCTATAGGGCTTTAAATGAATTACAAGCTGATTTAGATAAATGGTTAGCGGAATATAATAACCAACGCACTCATCAAGAAAATAGTTGCTGAATAGAGACTTGCATTTTTTGTCACGCTATAGACAATAAAAAGAGGTTTAACTTAGAAAATAACGGTTTGAAATGATCAACAAAGAGCGGTTGTTACGAGATAATCGTTTATGTAAAGCAATCATTGGATTATCAGTCGAAGAATTGAAAAATTTAGCCGCTGAATTTTCAGCTTGTTATTTGATTTATCGGAAAAAGAATCGAAAAGATCACGAGCGGCAGATGGGTGCAGGGCAGAAAGGATTTATCCCAACCCCATTAGATAAACTGCTTTTTATTTTATTGTATTTAAAATGTTATCCGACCTATGATTTGCAAGGACTTCTTTTTGGTTTAGATAGAACACGGGTATGTCGCTGGGTAAAAATATTATTGCCGGTTTTAGAGATGACCTTGGGGCGAGAATGTGTTTTGCCCGCTCGTCAAATTCGCTCTGCTGAGGAATTTTTTCGCGCCTTTCCTGGAGTTAAAGACGTCTTTATTGATGGGACAGAGCGACCTGTCCAAAAGCCTAAGAATCTGCGTCGGCGAAAAAAAATGTATTCGGGAAAGAAAAGACAGACCACTCGAAAAGGGCTTATTATGACTGACGAAACGAGGAAAATTGGATTTATCCCCATGATCAAAAATGGGCGCCGTCACGATAAACGCTTACTCGATAAAGTCGATATAATTCGCCATATTCCCCCTGAGGTAACCATCTGGGCCGATACCGGTTTTCAAGGTATAGATAAACAGCATCCTAATACACAAATCCCAAAAAAAGGAACTCGAAAAAGACCTTTATCGCCTGAACAAAAACAAGAAAATAAAATAATCTCGGGCATCCGTATTACGGTTGAACACGCCATCGCGGGTATCAAGCGCCTCGGTTGTATGACCCAAATTTTACGGAATCGTAGACCCTTTATTGATGATACCTTTTTACTCCTTAGTGCCGGTCTTTGGAATTTCCATCTCAGAACAGCCTAAAATTTACTTCAATCACCGAAATACCCTTATTTCACTATTAAGCAACACGCTTAAGGAAAAATGTGTTGCGGTCGAACTCCTATGGCAACTTTACACGATGGAAAACAACTTTGGAGAGAGAAAGATTTAAATCAAATTTAACCTGACAGGTACTGTATAAATAACCGGCAACTGTCAGATTAAGTCTGAGCTACCACAAAGGCAAAACGTTAGATGCTAACCCACAAACCCTTACAGACTGGAATAATGGCAAAATCCCACTGCTTTTTGCCCACCCTGCAAACTGTGGACACGGCTTAAATTTACAGGACGGTGGTAATATTCTGGTCTTTTTCTCCCACTGGTGGGACTTGGAGCAGTACCAGCAAATTCTCGAGCGTATCGGTCCCACCCGTCAAGCACAAGCAGGACATAACCGCCCGGTCTTTATCCATCATATCGTCGCTAAAGATACACTCGATGAAGTGGTCATGGAACGGCGCAATTCAAAACGTGCAATACAGGATTTATTACTGGAAGCAATGAAAAGGAAATAAAAAAGACCAGCGCTAGGCTGGCCAACACCAGGGAAAATATTGCTGTTAACAAACACACAACTAAATAACTATACCATAGTCTAGTAAGACTGTATTTATAGACAGTGTAATTATTTGTACAGAAAGTTAATTAACCTTAAGTTTATAAATATTTTTCTTAATTAAGGAGCACCTACCATGTGGATTTTAATCTTAGCCGTGTACGCCAGCCCTTACGCATCAAGTAACTTTGCAAGTGTTCATACACAAGAATTTGACACTGAAAATATGTGTCACAATTCGCCGCTAAACTGTTTGAGCGGGAATTTGAAACTTTCAAGGATATCAACGCCAAAGCGATTTGCGTTAAGAAGTAAGCTAATTCCAACAAGGTATAACCATGAAACTTAATATCATCAAATTATTAATCACGACATTAGTATTTATCAGCGCGGCGTTCGCCTTCGAATTGATAGTTGCACGAGTTTCGCACAGGCATATAAAATTCCAGAAATGGCTTAAAAGCAATGGTTAATTCACAAGTTACTAAAACGTATAAATTTGTTTAAATTACAATAAGTTGCTTTTAATTTATAAGATTTTGTCTATTTATATATTATGCTGAATTAAACTTAAAAATAGAGCGTTTTTTTATTGGTGCGAAACTCGTGAGTTGGACATATTGCGCATGCTGCAACAGCTATTGACCCGCAAATTAGGTTTAAACGTGGCGATTAGGCAATATTCATTTGGGCGGGCAAGAGCTACTGGCTATCGCTGTCATGATAGTGCCAGCACTTATGGTCTATTTGGGAGTATTTCTCGACGCATTGAAGAAGTAGTCTAGATCGATAAATCATTATCCCACCAGAATTTACCCCACTAAAACTACCCATACCGAAAAGATGTAATAAGGAGAAAAATCCTATGAATGAATCCCCTTTTGTCAAAACCAGTGAACTGGCAAAAAGGTACAAAGTGACAATGCACACTATCAGACTGTGGGCGGGTACTGGAAAACAACGGCGGGAAGGTTTTCCACGCCCTAAGTTTAGATCCGATGAGCTTAATTTTGACTGGCAGGATATTATGGATTGGGAGAATGGCAAACGATTTGATTAATTTTTTTATTCCACCAGCGTTCATAAGCCTCTCGCTGTTCCTCTAGGTAGGTATGCTTGTCGTATACCAGCCAAACCCCTGGTAATTTATGACCTAACATTATCTCAGCAACATGGTGCTGGGTTAACTCCGCAACCTCGTACGCATGGTTTTACGTAAATCGTGAATTGACCAGTTAGTGTAATTCACGAGTTTCGCACAGGCATATAAAATTCCAGAAATGGCTTAAAAGCAATGGTTAATTTGCAAGTTACTAAAACGTATAAATTTGTTTAAATTACAATAAGTTGCTTTTAATTTATAAGATTTTGTCTATTTATATATTATGCTGAATTAAACTTAAAAATAGAGCGTTTTTTATTGGTGCGAAACTCGTGTAATTCTCAAATCTACAAGCCATTTTTTTGAAAACAATATGACCGCCTACACATAATGTTTTACCCTCTAAGACTGTAAACAAATAATCACTACCATGACTCAGTTTTTTGGCGGTTTTTATTAATTCCTTTGCCGCCGGAATGATGGGACGGATAATCGGCTTTTTGCTTTTTCGCCCGGTTTTATGATTTTCGGGCGGGACTGTCCATATTCCTTTAGTGAAATCGGTCATTTTCGCTTTTAGCAATTCCCCTATCCAGCAACCGAATAATAACGCTAATTTGATTATCAAGGCGTTTCTGGGGTTATAGTCTGGCGCATCAATTAACGCAAATAATACCCTGAGTTCATTGTCATTTAACACCCTCTCACCCTGTTGCGTTTTTACCCCTAAATCCTGCGATGTTACATCGATAAGCGGATTTAAACAAATAATCCCCCTGCGTATCCCCCACCGATGCGCGGTTTTGGCATAAAGTAAGATCCATGCACCAATTGTCGATTTTATTTTTACCACCTCTTCAATTAGCCACGAGTTTCGCACCAATAAAAAACGCTCTATTTTTAAGTTTAATTCAGCATAATATATAAATAGACAAAATCTTATAAATTAAAAGCAACTTATTGTAATTTTAGTAACTTGCAAATTAACCATTGCTTTTAAGCCATTTCTGGAATTTTATATGCCTGTGCGAAACTCGTGTTAGTGATAACCAAACATGCAAATGGGTTTCGTCATGGGGCAAATTGCCGATCTTGGGAAAGACGTAAATTTCAAATGACCGTAATATTTCACCCGCTTTTACCTGTGCATTTTTAAGCGACTTTTCCCACCAGTCGTGAATAACCGATTCAACCGTTTGCGCATCAATTGACTGTTGCTTACGGGTGAGTTTAACCACTTTAGGGTTTCTGTGCTGTTCCAGTTCACCACGGTAGAAAAGCGCGCTATCACGGGCATCTTTTAAACTGATTGCCGGATACGTTCCAATGTCTATCCGATCACCTTTCCCTTGCCAGTGGTAGCGATATTGAAAAATCACTTTACCTTTCAGTGTCAC